CGCATTTTCTGAGCGGTTCATTAAGCCATTCGAGAAGCAGCTTAACCGCGATGGCATATACGAAGACGATATGCACCTAATTATCCGCATGAATTACGAGGATAACCCGTGGTTTACGAAGACTCCGCTAGAGCAGGAGCGGCTACATGATAAGCAGAACCTGCCCAGAGCTATGTACGAGCACATCTGGGAAGGCAAGCATCTCGATACTGTGCAGGACAGTATAATCGACCCTGACTGGTTTGATGCCGCGATAGACGCGCACAAGAAGCTGGGATGGAAGCCAGAAGGAGCTCTAATTGCTTCCCACGACCCTTCAGACGAGGGCGGTGACAGTAAGGGCTATTCCTTGCGCCACGGCAATGTCATTCTGGACGTTTGTGAAAATGTTACTGGAGATGCCAACGAAGGCATGGACTGGGCACTAGAGAAGGCTGTAGCAGCTCAGGCAGACCACTTCATCTGGGACTGTGACGGTCTTGGGATAAGCCTAAAGCGTCAAGTAGACCAGGCGCTTGAAGGTAAGAAGATGGAGTACCATATGTTCAAGGGCTCCGAGTCCCCGTATGACCCAGAGATGCCGTACACGCTAGGCGGTAGCCAGAGGGCTAAGACAAACAGAGAAACCTTTCTCAACAAGCGAGCACAGATGTGGTGGACTTTGCGGGATAGGTTCGAGGCAACCCATCGAGCTGTGGTGAAGGGTCAGTATATTGACCCAGAAGAGCTAATTAGTTTGTCATCAGATATTGACAATATTGAGCAATTACGCTCGGAAGTTTGCAGAATCCCTTTAAAACGATCAAACTCTGGTAAGATTCAGATTTTAAGCAAGATTGAGATGGCGAAGAAACCGTACTCAATACCTTCACCGAATATGGGCGATTCTCTCATGATGAGTATGCACACGCCTAAAACCAAGATAATGAAACCGATAGAGATCAACTTTGCAGGATGGAATAATCATGGCTAGTTACGACAATGGCAAAGAGTTAGAGGACAGAGGTGCTGGTGAGGACGATCTGAGCTACAAGGCTGATTACTCAGAGCATCAAGACGTTATAAATTTGCTAGATAAGTGCCAGCAAGCTGACAAAGACAATCGTGAACGTGTCAGAGAGGCCCATCTGTTCCTGGATAAACGAGATGGTCAGTGGGAGCCCGAATTCTGGAGCAGCAACGACAATAAGCCTCGTTATACTTTCGACATGGTCAATCCTATCGTAGACCAGGTAGCTTCTGAGATAGAGCAGAACGACTATGATATTCGGGTATCTCCGGCTGGAGGTGACGCAACTAAAAACTTGGCTATGTCGTTTGATGGAATGATCCGTAACATCGAGCAGATGTCTAATGCGAAGACTGTCTATTCGCAGGCGGCAAGAAACATGGTGATCGGAGGCATGGACGGCTGGCGCGTCATTCAAAAGTTTGTGGACGATAACAGCTTTGATCAAGACTTATCGATTGAGCATATTGGTAACTTTGTTGATCGAGTATGGTTTGACCCGGCGGCTGAGGCCCAAGACAAGTCAGACAGCCGTTATGCCTTTGTATTGCACCCAATGGCTGTCGATGAATATAAGTCCAGGTTCCCAGAGGGCTCTGGCGAAAGCGTAAGTGATGACAGGGAGGGCGATGCGTACTATGACAAAGCTGAAGTAGTCGTGGTCGGAGAGTTCTTGTACTTGGAGTCAAAGGACCGTGATCTGGTGATGATGTCAAATGGTCAGGTCCATGAGGTAAATGACGCTTATGAAAAGGTTGTCGATGATCTCAAATTAATCGGCGTTACTGAGGTTAAGCGGCGAACACGCAAGAAGCATTATGTATGCTCACGGTTTTTTGACGCAAAGGACTTCTTAGAGGATAAGCGGGAGACTGTGTTCTGTCGCATCCCGGTAGTGCCAGCTTACGCTAATTTTAAGATATCTGAGAATAAAACAATTTATTGGGGTGTAGTTGAAAAGCTGCTAGACCCGCAGCGAGTAATGAACTACAGCGTGTCTCGTGAGATTGAGGAAGGAGCTTTAGCGCCTCGTGCGAAGTATTGGATGACAACTGCTCAGGCATCTGGTCATGAAAAGAAGTTACAGACACTGAACACTAATGCTGATCCTGTACAGTTTTATAACGTAGACCCTGAATCACCTGCCGTTCCCATGCAACAGGGTGGAGCGCAAGTTAATCCTGGCTTGAGTCGAATATCAGAATCAATGCGGCTGATCATAGGCCAGACTTCCGGTATGTTCGCAGCGAATATGGGAGACAACCCAGGCTTGCAGTCTGGTGTAGCCATCAAGCAACTACAGGACCGAGGAAGCAATAGCACATTCAAGTACAGCCGAAGCATAGAGATTGCTGTAGCGGCTACAGGCAGACTCTTAAAAGACGCTATCCCAATGGTGTATGACACACAACGGCAGGTGAGAATACTCCGAGAGGATGAGTCTTATGACATGGTTCCAATCAATCAACAAGTTATTAACAATGAAACAGGTGAGATTGAAACTGTTAATGATTTGCAGGTTGGGACTTACGATGTTATCTGTCGCGCTGGTCCTAGCTTCCGTAATCGGCAGCAGGAGACTATAGAGGCCATAACAACATTGGCGCAGACCGATCCTAGCCTAATGCAGATTGCTGGTGACTTGTTGCTTCAGAATATTTCTACACCTGCAGCATCCCAGATTGCCGAGCGCAAGCGCATTCAGATGATTGATGCTGGCCTTATCCCACAGTCTCAGATGACTGATGAGGAGCTGGAAGAGATGGCTGCTAAGATGCAGGCTCAAGGTCAAGGACAGGCTCCTGATCCCGCTATGGTGCTCGCACAGGCAGAGCAGATGAAGGCCGAAGCTGACCTGATGAAAGTACAGGTCGATGCTCAAAAGGTTCAGAATGATACATTGAGGATACAATTAGATGCTCAAAATAATCAAAATGAGATTGTGGCGCAGCAGGCCAAGACCCAGGTGGATGTATTTAATGCCCAAACCAATCGCATTAAAGCTCAGGTAGATGCAGAAAAAGCTGGGGCGGTTATAGATCACACCAACATCAAGGCATTTGGTGATCAGCTAGACAACCAAGAGCAGATGACCGACATGATGGATGAGCAGGAGCGTAGAGCCCGGATGGCTATGATGTCTGATGTGGACCTTATTAGGATGGCTAACGGTGGCTAATCCATTAACTGGAATTCTTAGTGATGCAGGCTCATTCCTTGTTGATGAGGGGGCAAAGCTACTCGGTTTTGATGATGAGCGCCAAGTAGCTATATCACAAGAGGCGGTAGACCTTACTAATCAAATGGTAGATGCAGGCTTGATTGGTAAGCAGTATCGAGTAGAGCTGTTACTGCCAGAAGACGCTTCTAAAAGAACTAGACAGAACACTGGGATTAAGGGCGATGAAGAGGTGTTCAACGCTGTGAATCATGCTTTGTTTTCCTATTATGCTGGGCAAAACCCGCTAGCAGGGGCTGGTGCTCAGGCTAAGGAAATGATTCAGGGAGCGCAAGTCAAAAGTCGAGGCGGCGATCCTAGAACGGAAGGACTTGATTACTTCAATAACAAGTTTGGCATTCAGTTGGCTCGACAGGGCGCTAGCCTACAGGAAGCAAAAAATGCCATCGTGAACAGCATTGCAAACGTAAACAACGAGGGAACTAGAGGCAGAATGCTTCAAGGACTTTCTATCAGACCTGGACAAGACCTCTTGCTTAACCGTGAAGACTTGCCCACTGATACGCTTTATCCATTTAGGCGGTAATTATGGCTAAGACAGACCAAGAGTTAGCTCAGGAGGAAATGGCAAGCCGCCAGTATATGTATGGCGGTACGGGTCCGTTTTCGCAGTTTATTTCAGGCGAGCGCAGAGAGATATTGAGTCCTGAGTCAACGCAAGTTCTTGGTTTTGCTTCTGGTCCTTCTGGTGTTGAATACATCACCGAAACAATCCCTGCTGAGTATGGTCCTGCCGAATACGATCCTAGCTATTCTCCGGTCCGTAGGGGGCTTTCCGCGTTGGGCGATATGCTTGGCGAGGCTCCATCATTCCTTGGTTTCAGAGGCCCAGATGAGCAGGCAGAGGCAATACAAGGTGTAGGCTCTAGCCTCCGAGATGCTTTGTTTGGCACTTCTGAGTATATGTCTGAGCAGGCAAGGGCCGCAGCATCAGGCGGTGAATACTTTGATCCAGAAACAGGCAGGACTGTAGCGTTTGATCCTACGATAGTTATGGGAGGAGGTTCTAGCGGTGGAGGCCCAGCTTTGGCCTCTGGGTTTAGAAGATCAGGCAATGAAATTGGAGATACGCTTTTATACTCAGGCGGCGGCAGGCAAGGCTCTGCTATAGCTGGAGGCTCGGCGCTGCGTGGCTTAGACATGGATCAAGGCGCTAGGATGCAGAGAGCGCAAGACCTTGGGTTTGATACTGAGAGGACTGCATACAGAGGACTGAGTGGCGAATACGATCCTAACAAAGCTGGCAACTACCAAATGTTTACCAGTAGTCCTGAAGATGCAGGTGAGTATGGAAGAAATGTTGTTTCTTCATATTTAAGAAAAGGAAACAATCTTGTCGTTGATGGCGGCAGAAATAACTTTAACTCAATTCCTGTCAGAAACCTGCCTGATGCAGTTAGAGCCAATCTGCATTCAAGTGTAGGCAGCGTGGCTAGGACAGATGATATAGCATACGCAGCACAAGCCGCAGGTTATGATTCTGTATCAATTAACAATGTGTTTGACAAAGCGTCCAA